ATTTATAGCTGGATTTTGTAAAAGCTTCAGGCATTTTTATCATTCCGTCTTTTCCTATAACTTCTTTTTGATTAGGATTAGAGGATTGTTTTTTCATTATCTCAGATTGTTTATCATAATGATCTTTAATTTTAGCATAAGTAAACTTTCGTAGCCAAAGAGGCATATCATATACCACAGGCCATGAATAACCTCCTTGACCATAAAAACAAATCTCGTGGATTTGAGTTAAAAATTGAACTCTATAATCCTTAGCTGAGGTTGATGTCAGGCCAAAAAAAGTTAATCCCAATTGGGAGAGAGATTGATTTGTTTGAAGATGAGGGAAAAAAAGTTAGATCTACGTCGGGTTGGATCTTATTAATGAACTCTCTGAATGCCCTAGCATCTCGTGCTAGGAATGCCTGATCGACAAACTCTCGAATTGTTTTACTATCTCGATTACCATTGATAGAAGTAATCATATATTTTAAACGAGTAGTAAGTTCTGGAGAATCATCTTTTTTAAGTTTCTTTAATCCTTCTAATTCTTGGTTGATTTTAGATTCATCACCATGAGTAAGGAATTTAAAGGTAATTTCATTATTAGAAGATGGGAGATCAAATGAAAATTCATTTTTACCTTTAATGTAAAGAGATTCATCTAATGGTTTATTCTCAATTTTAGATAAGTCAACTACTTCTTCTACACCATTATATGTAAATTTATACTCAGCTCCATATCCTAAAATACGGGCAGCAATCATAATAGCATTTTTATCACCAATAACTAAATCATCATAATTGAATTTAGTTACAATTAAGGATTTTAATAATTTATCTAATACGGTGCCGTTTGAAATATAATTTTGGTTTGTAAGGATGTCTTCTTCCTTAGCTGTCATATACTTAATTTCAATAGTGCCTTCGGATAAAGGATGACCTTCAGGATATAATAAACCTTTTGAAGGAAGTTCGATGGTTTCTGTTGGTAAGTTAAAACTCATATATTTTATTTATAACGTTTGTCGAGTATAAATATGAATATAAAAAAGAGCTTGAACGAATCCAAGCTCTCTTTACAAAAATATTTACTTTTCTTATTAGAAGTTCAAGATACAGTAATCTGGTTGAACTGTCATTGTAAGGTTAATTGCTGTTGAGTCAGTGTCCCAACCATATTCACCAAAGCTAGCATCAGTAATTAAAGCACCTTTGATGATCCATTCAGATACTACATCACCAACAGGACCTAATACGTTGAATGTTAAGTCTTTCTTATAGAAATCACTATAGCCATCTCTACCTGTTACTGATTCATGGTGTAAACGAACCCACTCCATTACGGCTTGAGCACCAGAAGGAGTAATTGGATCAAATAATGTGAACTGAATGGTATTCCAAGTTGTTTTACCCTTCACGAAACGTTGAACGTTGATATGATTAAGAGCTACTGTTCCTTGGGTTAAACTTACAGCACCTACACCCTTGATTGTGTAAGCGGGGAATCCATCAATATACATAATGAATCTATTCGCTTGTTTTGGCTCAAACGCTGTAAAGAAAATTTCGTTAGGATCTAATACTGCCATTGTTATTTATTTTATTCTATTATAAATATTCAAATTTTAAACTCTTACGCTGGGAAAGTAGCTCCGGTTGGTAATACGTTAAAGTCTAAGATGATGAATTCTGCTGTTTTAGTTGGTTGGAGATAAATAGCACCTACTAATTGATTTCTATCAATTACATCTGGGGTGTTATTTGAATCATCCATTACTACTTTAAACGCATATAAACCTTGTCTCTGTTGAACAGATTCTAAGTAAGGATTCACTGCTGCTAAGAAATTATTTCTAGTAGCTGCTGTGTTTTGTTCAAACAATAATGTTTGAGAAACTTGAGAAATGTATCCTTTAAGAGCGATTAATAATCTTCTAACATTTACTCTATCAAGCGCCGAAGCTTGTCTCTGTAATGTTTTCTGACCATATACCACTGTGCCTACTCCTGGGAATGAAGCGATTGGGTTAACATTATTCTCGTATAATGAATCTCTGTTAGATTGAGTTAACTTTCTTTCAGGGCGAATTACGTTGCCTAAACCTCCTCTGTTGATACCCGCTGGAGCAAACCATGGCTCGCTTACACTGTCGTTATATGCGTAAACTCCCCCGATCATTGTTGAGGCAGGAACCCATACGTTTTGACCTGAATCTGGGTCAATGGTTTGTAACCAAGGCCAGTACATAGCTGCGTAAGAAGTATTTCTAGAAGCTGCTTGTGTATTTGTATCAGCAATAGTTGAACCGTAAACAATTGGGTCTAACACATAAATGCTATCTCCTCTACCTTGAGTATTGTTGATTGCTGTAGTAGTTTGAGATGCGTGAGCACTATTAAACAAACCAGGAGTTAATAATACGTTAAACGCATAATCATCTTGGTTAGCTAATAAATCTAACATATTATCATAATCAGCGCCGATCAAACCTTGAGTTACACCGTTTACCGCTCCTGAAGCTGTACCTGCTTTGTAGTAATAATTACCTCCACCTGTATAAGATGAAATATTTGAGCCTGTACCTCCTGTAAATGAACCATTTGCTGAGCCTGAACCTACAACTGGGATTGAACCTGTGTATTGATCTTTAGCGTTTCCAGCATTATCTAAATAGCTTGGAGTTAATAAATTAACTGAGGCTACTCTAATGTACCTAGATCTATTAGGATATGAACCTGATACTTCTAAGTAGTTTTCACTAGCATTATAATTAAATTTAGTATCACCAATTACTCTAGAAACGAAATTAGGTTGAGTTGGATCTAATGATAAATTATTCCAAGTTTCTAAAACGATAGGATTATTATTGCTATCATCACCTCTACGTACTACTAATGTAAACACACCAGAGGCGGTGTTGTTAGAAACAACTTGCCATCTAACATTATCAATAGTTCCATTATCTAAAGATCCAGAAGTTACACCACCTGAATTATTCCAAAGAGCACCTTTATCAATTGCTTCTAAAGTAACAGCAGTAGCTGAAGCTGAAGCGGCAAGTACATCGGCTGATGCGTAGTCCCACCCAGCAACTGAACCTGATACTACTCTAGTAACCAATAATGTGTTACCACCGTTATTGAAATAATTGTAAGCTGTAAGGGAACTGAAGTAAGTAAATACTTCACTACCACTTTCAAAAGTGGATCCAAATCTGTTTTGATAATCACTATATGATGTAACAATTGTAGGTACTTCTACAGGACCTTTTACTGTAGGACCTACAAGCGCAGCACCTACTTGAACGGGTTGCTGCGTGATAAATGACTGGTCATTCTCTCTTGCTAATACACCAGGTGATACTAATGTTTCTGCCATTGTGTTGGAATTATTATTTTATTATAAATATTCAAGAGAGAATCGAAAATCAATTTGATTTAGTGAACTCTCCGGTGGTTACATCAATTGTTCCTTCTCCATACTTATCTTGTAATTCTTTTCCAAAATTACTACTTTCTGTTTGAAGTTTTGTGATGTTGTTTTTTAAATTTTCTTTCTGTAAATTAAGAGATTGGATTTGATATTCTAATTGACCAAATTGAGTAATTAAATTAGCTTCATTATCTTGAATACTTTTTAATTTTTCAACCTCTTCTTTTGTCAAAAACACTTGTTCCATATTAATAAATATTAGATTATTTTTTACTATTTAAAATTTGTTTTACTTTACTATAAACTTGTGTAGGGCTAACTGATTTCATACACGTGTGTTGTTTGTTAGTTCCTTTCCAAATTGGACACCAATCCCAATCCCCGGGGTCAAAACTAAAATTGGGGTTAACCCAACAAGAATTACACACACTTTCATTACGAACTCTAACTACTTTAGTTTGAAATTCATGTTCTGCCGAGGTAAATCCGTTAATCATAACCGTTTTTTTACCTAATCCCCAATTAAACCAAGCCAACCCCGAACTTAAACCAATAAATAAATCCGCATGGAGCATATAATTAGCAACATTTTCAAATGGTTGGTTCCAAGAATTAATAGTTCCTGGAATGTCAAGTTTGTGTTGGGTTAATGTTACAACCTGGTAGCCGGATTGGTTAAGTAGTTTAACTAAGGTTACCCAATTATGGTAAGGCCATTCTTTACATCCTGCCGTAGATTGAGGACCTATAACAACATATTTGTCTTTAATAGGGCGTTTACCTTTTTGAAAATCTAAACCGTAATTTAACTCTTTGTATTCTAAACCTAATATATCAGTTGCAGTTTGCTGCATTGGGTATAGATTAACTTGATTTGGGTGTTTATTTGTATTATTCCATAACCCCTTATCATTTTTAAACCAACCAATTCTATAAACAACATCACAAGGTGTAGATTCTCCAGGAACCATCCATTCAATATCTTTATATGCTTCTATCTCTTTAAACCACTCATTGTGGAAGGTTGACATAATAACTTTACATTTGTGTTTTTTAGCAAATTCAACAGCATAAGGAGTCCAAGCAATTGTATCACCTAAAGATTTAGATTCTAAAGCAATTAAAACTCTTTTATTAGTTAAATCTAATTTACTTACTATTTCTCCATTTACTTTAATAACCCAAGGAATATAATATTCTTTACTACAAACTGTCCACATATTAGTAGTAATTACATCACTAAAAATAATCTCATTTGTAGAACCATTTATAAATTCAATTTTATATTCTTCTTCAGTATTACCTAAAATTTCAACTTTAGGACCTTGTAGATAAGAAACAATAATTTGGTTAGGTTTAGACGGGGGAGCTACATAATTATCCATAAACTCTTGAAGAGTGTCTCTACCAATTTCAGCTACTTTATTCCAATTAAAATCACGATGAATTAACTTTGCTTCTTCAATAGCACGTTTTTTATGGTCAGTATAATTTTCAAAAGCATCTCTCATTACACGAGCTAAATCCTTAAAATCAGGTTCAGGGTATTCACCTGGAAGTTCGCTTTGGGTATACCTCGCATATGAATTAATATCTGCTGGTTTGTGGGTTTCTATTTTTACTGGGAGGCCTTTGCCAGAAGCAAATTCCATTTGGGCTGACCCCGCTGAGTAGATAGAAGGGGTACCGCAGGCCATAGCTTCAATTAAAGGTAGATTCCATCCTTCACTGCGAGCGCAAGATAAAAATACATGACCATTTTTTAAATATGTAATGTAATCTTCACGAGAAGGGAAATGTTTAATTTTAATACGTTCGTCATTAAAACCGTAGTGTTCTAAACGTTCTTCAGTCGTTTCAAAACCATCCATGTCTTTGCCCCACATATTATCAATAGATACAATAAGATCAACTGGGTCTTCTGGGGTGAATTCTTTAAGGAAGGTTTCAATAATTTCTTTAGTAGATTTTCTGTAATCCCATCTACCAAATAAAATAAATTTAAAGCGACCATCTACATAATCAAGTACAGTTTTAGGATCTTCTGGGTAGAAAGTATTTACATCTACACCTTCAGGTACTACTTTTACTTTATCAGGATCAGCTCCTTGTTCAATAGTACAATCAGCTTGCCATTTAGAAGGAACCCAAATTTGATCAAATTTTAAAAGTTGGTTAAAAAATCCTTCGGGTTGTCGAGTAGATTCCCAAACATTGTAAGCTATTTTAGGGCCTTTATAATTATGATAAAAATAATAGTGACCTGTTTCCATTAAGATTAAATTTACATTGTGTTGAAAATTTTTTCTATATTGAGTATAAACTTCACTATCCTTAAGCTCTCCATTATGGTCAAAATAAGATTGTTGATGTAGAATTTGTTTATCAAGATCTGTTAAATATTCTTCATTATTATGGGGTTCATCATTTAAACCCTGCCAGCTACTCCCAACGGTAAAGTTTCTAAATTTTAATGGAAAGTGTTTAGATAAACCTCTAAAAAAGTCACGAGTGTGATTAGCATAACCTGTGGTTCCAATATAAGGACCGTGACCAAAAACTTTAATTTCTTTCATATTATCTCATTATTTCACAACCACCATCTATACCACGAGTTCCATTGAATCCATGCCAAATAGGTTTAAGGGGAACATTATTATTTCTTAAATGTTGAGCAATTAGTGTTTCATTAATAAACATATCGGTATAGAACTGATAGTATTCAGGATCTACAAATATAATACGTAGCATGTGGGTAAACACGTTACAATAAATTTTCATTAAATCATACCCACCTACTGCAAAGGTATCATTTAGTTGATCTGCCATTTTCCAATGTGGAGGGTATTCAAAGTAATGAATAAAATTTGGATCGTATTTGGTAACGTCTTCTAATAAAGGACAATTATTAGCTACTCTATGAGTAAATAATAGATCGTATCGAGTTTTAATTACTAAATCATATTTAATACCTGATTCTTCCATTAAATCCCATGCTCGTTTTAGGGACATCCACATACCCATTTGTGAATTTAAACGTTGGTTATTTTCCCCTTTTAAATCAGCAGCATCAAATTTAATAGCACGTTCAAACAAATGACCTTTAGGTTGATACCATTCAAGTAAATTATCGTAAGTATCATTATCGGTTTTATAAACGTGTTGTAATTTACCTCCATCAAAAAAATTATATTTATGAAACTCAGGAGCATCCCAAGCATGTAAATACACATCACAATCGTATCGATCTAAAAACCACTTTTTTAGTTCTTTAAATCCATTTCTATATCGACGTGGTTGACCACTAACTAATATTGCTATTTTCATCGTAATATGTTAGCTGTAAAATATTCTGTTAAACTTGGAACGTAATTTATTTCTACTCCGTTAGAAATTAAATGATATTTTAATACACTTTCGGGATGAATAGGGTCAGGGTTTTCTGAAATTACTGTATCTAACCATGCTTTATACGCATCATTCATATAAATATAGGATATCGCGTATGTGAAATAGTTTGCGTAAATATTCGCGATTTCAGGCGAACTAACGGCAAATAAATCGTCTACTTCTGAATGTCTGGTTGGGTGTCCCTCTTCTGTTAAAGGATATTCAAATACATTTAATTTGTTAGGATCTAATAAAGATAAATCTTTTAAAAATAAACATTCTGGAGAGATATAGTCTGTAAATTCTAAATCAAATCTAGTTCTAATAATTAAATCGTATTCAATTCCCCAATCTTTAACTAAGTTATAACATTCGTGTATTGAATAAGAAGCACTTAATAAACTATTTAATTTATAGTTTAAATGAGCTCCTCTAATATCAGTAGTATCAAATGGGATTGGTTTTTGAAAATTCCAAGTTTTAGGTTTATATAATTCTAAAATTCGATCGTAATCTTCATTAGTAAATTCATATTCCCTTTCTTTAGCAAATTTGTGACCAGCCTCCATAGGAGAGTTATCCTTCCAAGTATGAATGTATATATCACAATCATACTTGTCCAAAAACCACTTTTTTAATTCTTGGTACCCCTGTTCGTAATTTCGAGGTTGTCCACTAATACAAACAGCTATCTTCATTACCTATAATGACCTCCACCTAACCACAATACAAATGATTTGCGAGTACCTCTAGTAACAGGAGTAACTCGGTGCATCATAAATGATGGGAAAATAACTACATTACCTTTACCTTTTGGAGCAGTATATGGGTACTGACCTCCTGTCCAAATTTGTAAATCACCACCTTCATATTCTTCAGGTCCTGATAATTGAACTGTAACTGAGATTTTACGGAATTTCATAAATCCTGAACTACCAATATCCATATGCCAATCATAATGACCTTTATTACTAGCATAATATTCAGTATACTGGATGTTTTCGGGCATATGGCTTAAATCAAATTGGAATAATTCCTCGTTAGCGGTTTGGGCCATTTGTCCGATTTTATCATAAATCCATTTAGTTTCATCATTAAATTGAACCCATTTAATGCTTGAGCTTCTTGAGTCTAAACCAACACCTTCGTCTTGAGCTCCATTTTCGGTAACACCAGGTTGGAATGGGATATTACCAACTTGATTTTCTAAATAAGATAATTCCTCAGTAGTAAATCCTTCTTCAAACCAGTAATAATCAGTTTGATTAACTGGTTTTTCAAATGGGAGGGGGAATGTATAACGTGTATCCATTTTTTATTTTTTTGTAAATGTAACTAATATATAACGTGTTCCTTCTTCAACAGGTCTACCACCATGTAAGTGAGTAATAACTCCGGGATGAGCCATTACATTACCAATTTTACGTGGTTGAACCGTTGTTTTGTACTTGGGTAAATAGGTACCTCCACCTTTAAAGTCATTATTTAATCTTAGGTTTAATGTAATAATAGAATCGTCGTGATGCAAGTCTAAGCTACCCTGATTTAAAGTGTCATATTTAGCGATAAAGTTTTCACTTTGAAGTTTAGACCAAGTATCACCTTGTAAGTCCCAGAACCAAATCCAAACTGGGTATACAAATTCTTCTAATACTCTTTGGTATATAGATTGTAAACCTAAACTTTCCATCGTTTGGTCTGTTGTAGGATAGAATGTATGCCTATCAGTCACCCATTCATGTTGTTCAGCTAACTCAATAACTTCATTACAAAATTTTTCTGTAAATAATGGGAATTCAATTACATTAGAAGCAATTTCATCTACCATTAACTTATATTGACCTTTGCGAATATGAGGATTGATATATTTATCACACCACTCTCCCCAATTTTCTACTTGGAGGATTTCAGGTTGATTTTTATCAGGTCTAACATAGAAAGTTGAGCCTGGGCTGTTTTCTTGTTCGTAGTAGTTAACTATGGGGGCTGCTGCTTTTAAACGTGTTTTGCCATTATATTCTCCTAGAATTTCCTGACGATGTGTCATACCATATGAAATTGGTAATAATTCATCAATAGCAAACATAGCTCCTTTAAATTGTTCTAAATATTCTTCTACTAAAATTTGTAAACCTTTTTTAGACAAAATATAAGCGTGAGCATTATATGAATAGTCAGGTTCAACCCAACCTACAACACCTTCAATAGGTTTCTCTAAATCAGCTTTAAGAGCACTACGACCTAAATAAATTAAATCATAATCCATATCAAGTAATTGTTGAACTTGATCCCAAGGAACTTGATTTACTTCTTTAAAATCATCCTCAAAAATAATAGTTACATTATGATCTTTAGCATATGCTTCAACCCACGCATCTATATGAGAAAGTGAACATCCTAGTTCACCATCCATAACATCACGAGACCACCATTCGTTAGGAGTATTAAATTTCCATCTAGGATGTTTTTTTACACCAAATTTTTCTAAAATTTCAGGAAAATCTGGGTTACGAGCATCAAAGCCTGGTTTAATCCAATGTGGGGTTGGAGATGGGAGATTAACATTTAGACATTTTTCTTGTAACTCTTTTGTTTCGTTTGTAGTTAAAACATAGAAATAATCTATTTTCATATTCATTTTTGTTATTAATGGTAACCAATTATCTCTTACAACAATTTTCCAGTCTTTATAATATAAATAGGATTTGACTAAATTCCAATTTATGCTTTCATAAATATTGCGGGTGTTAAATCCTTGTAATGTTTCTTTTAAACCTCCCCATTCCCAAGTAATAGGTTGAACTTTATGTCCAAGCATTTCAAGAGCTGTAATACAGAATGTTTCTTCATAATCACTAGGATAATACCAATACGAACTACTAGCCATTAATTGGTATAGTTCATGTTGGGGCAATGTACCAACAAATTCTACACCTTCCAAGTTATTTACCCACTCTTTAAAATAAAGATTAAAATATTCTAAACCATATTCAGGAGTAGCTACCTTTAAAGTAGCATCGGGAGTTCGTTCTAAAATTAAGGGCCATTCTTCTAATAAACGTTCTAAACCTCGTTCAGCATGAGATGTATAAATGTATTGGTTGTCGATTTTTAAATGATGTAATGGATCTCCTGGGAGTATTTTTCCATTATGCTGTTTAGGTTTAGGCCAGACATCTACAAATCCTGCTTTATAAATACCATTTCCAATTATTTGAATTTTATTGTATGACTCTGGGAAATGTTCTACAAATTTATCTCTATGCCAATAGGTTAAACATATAATGTGAGATAATTTAGGATGATTTAATAATTCTCTATGATTTTCTATTTCTTCTCCTCTCCAATACGTAAAGTAATCAGTATTGTGAACCCAAAATATTGAATTTTTATAATTAAAATCTTCAAATTCTTTTAGATAATGTATATAGGAAGTAGCAATAATTGTATCTACAGAATCTACTTCATTTTTAAATGTGCTAGTAGTTCGGTATTTAACATTATCAAAATCACCTTCTATTACATCCCCTACTACCCATACTTGATTTCCTGGGTAGGCTGCTAGATGATATGCGAGGTACAGAACGCATTGTTCTGTACCCCCTAAACCTATTTTATGTTGTGTATCAGGATTCCATCTTGTGGATTGATATCCTGTATATAAAACTATTTTCATTAAAAAACCTTTTTATTTTTTATTATCTGGTTGAATAATATGTTAAATACCCAACGTCAAATCCTAATGTAGCTTCTCCTGCCCAAGGTAATGAAAATTGGGTAGATATACCACCACTAACAACACCAGTTGCACCACGTGGACCAATTGGACCTTGTGGACCGATAGGACCTCTAGGACCAATAGTTCCTCCGCCAACAGGACCAATAGGACCTCTAGGACCTTGAATACCCTGACCGAAGGTATATAAACTATAGAATGAAGTATTGGTAGGAGTAGTACCTGGGGGAGGTGATTCTTCAGTATACACTATATAGTATTTACCATCATCTCCATTAAATACTACATCAGCAAAATTATAAGATGCTCCAGGATTATAGTTACCTTGATAAGTAGCATTTTGTGAACCTGCACCTTGTGGACCAATAGGACCTTCTGGACCAATTGCACCAATTCCAGGAGTAACACCAACAGGACCTCTAGGACCAATAGGACCACGAGCTCCAATTCCTGGGGTTACACCAACAGGACCTCTAGGACCAATTGCACCTCGAGCTCCAATTCCTGGGGTTACACCTACTGGACCACGGGGACCAATTGCGCCTTGAGCTCCAATTCCTCCAGCTGGACCAATAGGACCTCTAGGACCGATAGGACCTCCATCACCATTATCTCCAACAGGACCTCTTGCTCCAATAGGACCACGAGCTCCAATTCCTGGGGTTACACCAACAGGACCTCTAGGACCAATGTTACCAATAGGACCAATAGGACCGCGATTACCAATATTACCAATATTACCAATAGGACCTCTAGGACCAATTGCTCCAATTCCTGGGGTTACACCTACTGGACCACGAGGACCAATATTACCAATGTTACCAATAGGACCACGAGGGCCGATGTTACCAATGTTACCAATAGGACCTCTAGGACCGATTGCTCCAATTCCAGGAGTTACACCAACAGGACCTCTTGCTCCAATAGGACCACGAGCTCCAATTCCTCCGGCTGGTCCAATTGGACCAATAGGACCACGAGGACCAATTCCAGGAGTTACACCAACAGGACCTCTAGGACCAATTAAACCAATAGGACCTTGTGGACCGTGAGGACCAATATTACCTCTTGGACCTTGATCTCCGGTTTCAGTACCACGAGGACCAATAGCACCCTGTGGACCAATTGGGCCAATATTACCACGAATACCTTGTACTCCAATTGGACCAATAGGACCACGAGCTCCAATTCCAGGAGTTACACCTACTGGACCACGAGGACCAATAGGACCACGAGGACCAATTCCAGGAGTAACACCAATAGGACCTCTAGGACCAATTGCTCCAATTCCTGGGGTTACACCTACTGGGCCACGAGGACCAATAGCACCAATAGGACCAATAGGACCTTGTGCACCTCTAGGGCCAATATTTCCCTTTTCACCTGTTAATCTTGTCCAATAAGTACCATTTGTAGGAGCTACATTACTATTAGCTACAATACAAACGTATATAGCTTCAGTTGTATCATAAAATACTACAGTACCTACTTGATAGGAATCAACTGGATTCCAAGGTTCTTGTCCTTCGTTTAAAGCAGAAGTACCTTTAGGACCAATGGCTCCAATAGAACCGATAGCACCTCTAGGACCTCTAGGACCTATATTACCTTTAATACCAGGAGCAGTACCTTTAGGACCAATATTCCCAATGACACCTGTTCTACCTTTAATACCTTGTGGACCTATTGCTCCAATTGGGCCTTGATCTCCAGTTTCAGTACCACGGGGACCAATATTACCAATAGGACCAATAGGACCTTGTGGACCGTGAGGACCAATATTACCTATAGGACCTTGATCTCCTGTAGCTGTGCCACGAGGACCAATAGCACCTTGTGGACCAATTGGACCAATAGGACCCTGTTGATTAGGACCGATTGGACCAATGTTACCAATATTACCTCTTGGACCTTGATCTCCGGTTTCAGTACCACGAGGACCAATAGCACCTTGTGGACCAATTGGACCAATAGGACCCTGTTGATTAGGACCAATAGGACCTAAAGTACCTATGTTACCTATAGGACCTTGATCTCCTGTAGCTGTACCTCGGGGACCAATTACTCCTATTGGACCAATAGGACCTTGTGTACCGTGAGGGCCAATATTTCCTTTTTCACCTGTTAGACGTGTCCAGTAAGTACCATTTGTAGGAACTTGTCCTGAATTGGCTAAAATACAAACGTATATAGCTTCGGTTTGATCGTAGAATATTACATTACCTACCTGATAAGAAGCAACGGGATCCCATGGTTCCTGTCCTTCGTTTAGAGCAGAAATACCTTTAGGACCAATATTACCAATAGCACCAATAGGACCTCTAGGACCTCTAGGACCTATATTACCTTTAATACCAGGGGCAGTACCTTTGGGACCGATATTTCCAATAATACCTGTTCTACCTTTAATACCTTGTGGACCAATAGCACCAATAGGACCTTGATCTCCAGTTTCAGTACCACGAGGACCAATAGCACCTTGTGGACCAATTGGACCAATATCACCTCTAAGACCGTGTGGTCCTTGTGGACCTTGATCTCCAGTTTCTGTACCTCTGGGTCCTTGATCACCTTGTGGGCCAATAGCACCAATAGGGCCATGTGGACCAATAGCACCAATAGGACCTTGATCTCCGGTTTCAGTACCGCGAGGACCAATTGCTCCTATTGGACCAATAGGACCAATTGCACCTCTAGGACCTATTGCACCCTTTTCACCTGTTAATCTTGTCCAATAAGTACCATTTGTAGGAGCTACATTACTATTAGCTAAAATACAAACGTATATAGCTTCGGTTTGATCGTAAAATACTACATTACCTACCTGATAAGAAGCAACGTTATCCCATGG